TCATCGCTTACCGCGTGGTGTCCAAGTGACCCGCCATTGGACACCCCATCTCGATTACGCTGGCGAGCCGATGGTGGAAGGCCAGTTCCGTGATCCGGAATTCCACGCCTGCACTGAGTGCAAGGGTCGTGGGTGGTTCTACTGCGATAGTGGTCCGTCTGGACGTACTGAGACTTGTGACGATTGTTCTGGTCAGGGTGGCTGGGAGATCGATGAGGTTTCTGGAAGGGCTCCTACTAGTGCTGTGGGGATGGCGTCGTGACGGGCGCTTCGCCTTCCGGCGACCGGGCTACTCAGGCTTCGCCCCAAGCCCCTGCGGGTCTTGGCCATCCGGTGAGTATCCCTAGCGCGGAGGATCTGCGGCAGCGGCTTCTATCGGCCGTGGGCGGGATTGATAACTTCTCGCGCAACTGGAGCTGGCGTTCGCATTCGCCAAAGCAGCGCGCAGAGAGCGCAGTTGCTGGAGCCGCAACGCTTCTAGCTGACGGGGTCGGTCAGCTCACTGGCAAAGGCGCTTCCACGCAACAGGTTGAAGAGTGGGCGGCCAAGGTGACCGGCTTGTGGTTGGCCTATGAAGCGGCCGGGGCGCGCACCGCTAACCCTATGATAACCGGGCCTGCCAATTTCCCCGTCGAGCGAAATCGCAAGGCCATGGCTACGGAGCGCAAGCGTGGCGAGGAGTATTACGCTTTCGCCGAGCATCCCAACCGCTGGCTTGGGCAGCAGGAGCGGCGCGCTGCCAAAGCGGCGTTGAGCGCAGAGGCTGCAACCGTGGAGCACCTTTCCATAGAGCGGCCGGGCGTCAAGCTGGTCCAGAACACTACACTGAACCGCATCCAGCTACTGTTCGACGGTAGGCCGGAAGCCGGCACGATCGCGGAATTGAAGCGCGAGGCGTTTCGTTGGTCGCCGCGTGAGGGTGCATGGCAGCGCCAGAACACGAACAACGGCGTCCAGGCCGCTTACCGAGTGTTGCGCTTCCTTGGCCATGGACCAAAGCCCGCGTCAGCGATCGATGCGCGAAGCGATGAGACGCGTAGCGGCTCAGCCGTAGGCGAGAGCGCGGTCGGCAACGCCGAGACGCCCCAAGGCTCTGAACCCCCTATCCATACCCCAGCTAAAGAAGAACAGGCATGAGTGACTTCAACGTGGGTGATTGCGTTGTCTGCGTGGACAACGGGCCAAGCGAATATGGCCTGACTGCGGAAGAGTTGCGCATTGGTGGCATTTATAGGGTCACTGGGCTTCACACTGCTCGGGAGGGATATCGCGATGCTGGGAAGCCGGGGGTTCTCCTGGGTGGAGTGCGCAGTAAAGGCGGGTCTGGGTCTTTCGGAGCAAGCCGTTTCCGCCATCTCCCCAAGGCCGACGAGCAATTCATCACTGAGATGCGGGCTATCAAGCCGATCCGCCGGAGTGTGGAGGCATGACCTACCCCCTCCGAGAACGCCTTCTAGACATACGTAATCACTCTGAGACTGTGGAGGAGGGCTTACGTCCGTTCCCAGCACTCAGGGCGGAATACGACGCAACCGCTGAGCTTATGCGCCTGCGGATGCGGGAAAATTCCGAACGCTACTTTGACTTTCTGGATCGGAGGAATGCGCGATGAGCGATATTGCACCGGAACTGGTGGTTAGCATGGAGCAGCTTGTCCGCGCCATGGCTGAACATGAGATGTTCGTCAGCCCTGCGCAGCACGGTAAAGCGGTCTGTGACGACTACTGGCGCGCGAAGATGATTGCGGCAGCGCTGCCCGAGCCCGTCGATCCTGATCTGATCGAAGCACGCAATATCTGCCACGACGTCATATCCATTGGCGTGCCTGATAACACGGGCGCCTACGTCCGTGGCGAGTTGGACGGATCGCTCAGCATGCGCGCCGCTGTCGCTGCAATCAAGCGCGGTCGTGAACTCGCGGGCGGTGCGGCGTGACCGTCATAGCGCCCATCTTTGGTAAGTGTGGCGATAGTGTTCGGGCGCCGGCTGACGCCGTAACCTGCTTTCGCCCTAACGGGTCGAGCCGCAAGCGTCTCGTCGGCTTCGCCGCTTCGATCAGGCGCAGGGGCTTTGCCGAACGCCTCTCGCTCACGCTCTCAACCGCCGTGCTGTTCGGGCTTCTGCCTTACGTCGCGGCTGTCTGGAAAGGTATTCTGTGATGGATCGCGCGGAAATCAATGCGCTTGGTCATGCCCTGCAATCGCTTTTGCTGGACGAGGGCGAGATGCTTCTCAGCTTCGGCGCGCACGGCCCTTCGACCGACTGCCGCAACGGCCACGTATCGGCAAAGCTGCGGCGCGGCGATGACGAAGGCTTAGGCGAAGCTGTCTCGCTGGACGATGCGATCCGCCTAGCTCGCGGCGTCCTGAATACTGCCACAGCGAAGCGTCTCAAGGACGCCGAAGACGCGAAGGAGGCAGCCAAGTGAGCTACACCTATGTCCCAGGTGAGCGCCCCGATGCGCTTTCGATCCTCCGCGACAAGGGCTTGCTAGTCCACTCGGAGCGCCCTGCACACACACCAGGCAAGTTCCTTCTCGACCTGCATAGCCACCGCCTCATTGGCGAGGATGGCAAGGTCGTGGACGCGCCTCCGCGTGAGGTTCGCCTCCGCAATCAGTTTCCCGCCGCTTCCGCCCGCAATGGGCTGGCACAAGGCGAAAGCGTCACGGAAGCTGACGCCCGCCAAGGAACTGCATCATGAAAGAGCTGTTCGCAGCGATGGCCTCAGCGTTCCCCGAAATCGAGGGCGCGGCAAAGGATCGCAACAACCCGGCATTCAAGAGCAAGTATGCCGACCTTTCCTCCGTGGTCGAGGCGGTTAAACCTGCCCTGATCAAGCACGGCCTGTTCTTCGTGCAGCAGACCCATGAGCAACAGGGCGGCGTCTGCATCGAAACGATCGTTTGCCACAAGGCGGGCGATCAATTCAGCTTCGGCAAGCTGTTCGTCCCGGCAGGCAAGCAGGACGCGCAGGGCTATGGCTCAGCGCTGACCTACGCCCGCCGCTACAGCCTCATGACGGCTTTCGGCGTGTGTCCGGAGGATGACGACGGCAATGCGGCTGTAAAGGCCCCTCCAGCCCGCCAGGAGGCGGCAGAGGATCGCATCAACGAGGATCAGCGCGCAACACTCCTGACGCTCGCTAACCAGTCCGGCGCGGATATGAAGGGCTTCTGCACCTACTATCAGATCGCCAGCCTGCCCGAACTGCCGGCGGCCCGCTACGGGCACGCCAAGGCCATGCTCGACAAGAAGCTGGCCGAAAAGCAGGCCGGTCCTGCGATGAAGGAGGCCGCGTGATGGACCTCCAGCGCACAGAGGATTGGTTTGGTGAACGGCTTGGCAAGGTAACGGCCTCGCGCGTCGCGGACATCATGGCAAAAACCAAGGGCGGCTATTCGACAAGCCGCGCGAACTACGCCGCGGAACTGATAGCTGAGCGCCTTACGGGGCGCCGTGCTGAAGGCTTCACGTCGGCCGCCATGCAGCGAGGCACCGATCTGGAGCCTATCGCCCGCGATGCCTATTCGTTTCTCACTGGGCACGCCGTCACTGAAACTGGCTTTGTACCGCATCCTGTAATCGAGATGACAGGAGCATCGCCTGACGGGCTGATCGCCGACGATGGCTTAGTTGAGATCAAGTGCTGCGGGGCGGCTCGCCATATCGCAGTGTTGAAAGGCGACCCGGCAGAGGATCGCTACGTTAAGCAGATGCTTTGGCAGATGGCTTGCACGGCCCGCCAATGGTGCGACCTCGCCTATTACAATCCTGACCTTCCGGTTGAGCTTCAACTGAAAGTGATCCGCGTCAATCGTGACGATGCGCAGATCACAGCGATGGAGGCAGAGATACGCGAATTCCTCGCCGAAGTCGCAAGGGATGTGGCTTTCCTTCAAAGCCTCAAGGAAGCGGCATGAGCCGCGCCCCTCAAGAGCGCGTAGAGCGCCAGATGCGCCGCCTGCGGGAGCTATGCGGCTTGCGACGTCCGCTTACCGATGCGGAGCGTGACGAGGTGATGAAGCTCGATCTTGCCGACCGCAAGCGCGCATCCGTGCGCAAGTGGCGCTCGCGTCCCGAAAACCGCCAGCGGATGGTCGAAACCAGCCGCCGCTGGAATGCCGAAAACGCGTGGCTGTAATGCTCCGCAAGTCACCCCTGACCCGCAAGAAACCCTTGGCACCTAAGCGAGTGATCGCCCGCGCCAAGCCGCTCCAGGTGCGCCGCCGTAAGCCTGCCAAGTCGGCGGCCGAGGCGCGCCACATGGATCGCGTTGCAGCGATGGGGTGCCTTGTATCCGGTAAGCCAGCAACGCTGCACCATGTGACAGCATCGGTCCATGGCGGGCGTATAGCGCGGTCGCACAAGCGGGTCGTGCCGTTGGCTCCGGAGTATCACCAGATCATCCACGATCCCAAGGCCAGCGACCCAATCAGCGTGGAGGGCCTTGGACACCGCAAGTTCTTTGAAAAGCACGGGATCGACCTTCTCGCGGAGGCTGATCGGCTGTGGGAGGAAAGCTGTGGCAACTGACCCCGTTGACGAGGGCATGGAGCGCCTTCGCCTAGCCATGCAGGACAGCGCCCGCGCACAGAGTGAGGCGTTCCGCCTGGACGAGCGGCGCAAGATCATCCGCGCTCAGCTCGTCAAGAAATTCCGCGCGGATGGCAAAGCAGTCGGGGAGTCCGAACAGCTCGCCATGGCAACCGAGCAATACGAAACGGCAGTCAACGAGCACTACCTCGCTGACTTAGAGGCTGGGCTGAAAAAGGCTGAGGCCGACTTCCTCAAGATCCGATGGGAAACGTGGCGAACCCGCGCAGCGAACCGGCGCGCGGAAATGAAGCTCTGACCATCAAACAAACGCCCGCACTGCACTCAACAAGGAAAACCAAATGCACAAGTTCAAGATAGCTCTGCTGGCTACCAT